TGGTCTTGGCTTCCAGCCAGATTTAGTTTGGATTAAAGATAGAGTTGGTACTTATAACCACCAACTCTATGATTCTGTTAGAGGCCCAACTGGATCAGTTGCTGGACTTATAACTAATACTGATGCCTCAGCTCAGGATTATAGTGCATTTACAAGTTTTGATAGTGACGGATTTACTATAACTGGTGTGGATGGTGTTAATAAAGATACCAGACAACACGTTGCATGGTGTTGGAAGGCTGGTGGAGCTACTACTGCAACAAATGTTGCTGCCGCTGGTGCAGTACCAACTGCTGGTTCAGTAAAGATTGACGGTGCAAATAAGACAGATGCACTTGCTGGAACTTTGCCAGTAAAAGAGTTGAGTGCAAATACAAAAGCAGGATTTAGTATAATACGCTGGACAGGCGACAATGCTGATAGAACTATTGCTCATGGCTTAACTGAAACACCAGAATTTTTTATGACTAAAAGTTTGTCACAAGCATCAAGAAATTGGGAAGGTTTTCATAAGAACATTTCAACAGGATATGTTTTATACTGGAATTTGTCATATGGTCAAAACGATTCTGGTAGTACTTATTTCTCAGGTGGTTTTACAGACCCTAACACAAATACCTCAACAATACAATTAAGTCAGCATATTACTGGTAATAATCTTGATATGATAGGATATGCATGGCATAGTGTGCCTGGATATAGTCACCTTGGTTTCTATATGGGCAACAATAGTGCTGATGGGCCAGCAGTTCAAACAGGTTTCAAGCCTGCGTGGTTGATGGTTACAAAGATAGGTAATGGTACTGGTAATGGTACTGGTTGGTTTATAATGGATAATACTAGAGATCCAGCAAATAATCCAAACAAATATTTACTGTCAGCAAATACTGTTGCTGGTGATGGGCCAGGAAGTGCCGCTACCACTACTGGCGTTCACTGGCAGGCAAATGGATTTAAGGTTATTAATACTGGAAGTGGTGGACTGAATGAGGCTGATACATATCTTTACATGGCATTTGCTGAGAATCCATTGAAATATGGCGCAGCAGTTTAATACTGTGTAAACTATTATGTCAGATTATGAACACTACCTTGGAAATCCACTACTAAAAAAATCCAATGTTCCTGTAGAGTGGACTAAGGAACAAATTCTTGAATATCAGAAGTGCATGGAAGACCCATTGCACTTCATTCAAAGTTATATTCGTATCGTATCCTTAGATGAAGGACTTGTACCATTTACAATGTTCCCATTCCAAAAGGATATGGTAGGAACTATTCATTCCAATCGTTTCACTATATGTAGAATGCCGAGACAGTCTGGTAAGTCCACGACTATGGTTTCGTATATTCTGCATTACGTTCTATTCAATCCAAGTATGAATGTTGCAATCCTTGCCAACAAGGCATCGACTGCACGAGACATTCTTGGTAGACTACAACTTGCATATGAGAACCTACCTAAGTGGTTACAACAGGGAGTTATGTCTTGGAACAAAGGTTCACTAGAACTAGAGAACGGTTCTAAGATTGTTGCATCCTCTACATCTTCTAGTGCAGTTCGTGGTGGTTCATTCAATATGATATTCCTAGACGAATTTGCATTCGTTCCAACAAACGTAGCATCAGACTTCTTCAGTTCTGTGTATCCTACAATTTCATCTGGTAAGTCTACTAAGGTGATTATTGTGTCTACACCTAACGGTATGAACCTATTCTATAAACTATGGACAGACGCAGAGAACAAACGTAACTCATACAATATCATTGACGTACACTGGAGTGAAGTGCCAGGCAGAGATGATAAGTGGCGTGAAGAGACAATCGCAAACACTTCAGAAGAACAGTTCCAAAGAGAATTTGAATGTGAGTTCTTAGGTTCATCCAATACACTCATTCACCCATCAAAGATTAAGACGATGGCTTTCCAAAACCCAATCGAGTCTAATGCTGGATTGGATATGTATGAAAGACCTAACCCACAGAATACATATGTTATGATAGCAGACGTATCCAGAGGTACGAATAACGACTACTCAGCGTTCATTGTGTTCGATGTTTCTACTGTACCCTATAGGATATGTGCAAAATATCGTGACAACGAAATCAAACCTATGTTGTTCCCTAATATCATACACGATGTTGCAAAAGCATACAATCAAGCATATGTTATGGTAGAGGTAAACGATATTGGTGAACAAGTTGCATCTGCTTTACAGTTTGACCTAGAGTACGAGAATCTTATCATGGCGTCCATGAGAGGACGGGCAGGACAGGTTGTAGGGGGTGGTTTCTCTGGAGGTAAGGCACAACTAGGGGTTAGAACCACTAAAGCAGTAAAGAAGATGGGTTGTTCTAATATCAAACAGATTATTGAGACAGACAAGTTAATCATCAATGATTACAATCTAATTAATGAGTGGAGTACGTTTATTCTCAAAGGACAATCGTATGAAGCAGAAGAAGGACACTGTGATGACCTTGCAATGTGTTGTGTATTATTTGGATGGTTGGTTCAACAGACTTATTTCAAGGAGTTGACAGACGATGACATTCGTGCTAGAATGTATGCAGAACAACAAGGACAACTAGAACAGGACATGGCACCATTTGGGTTTATGGACAATGGTATAGATGACCCACACGGTGAAACTGTTATAGATGAGTATGGACAGAGATGGAGTCCAGTAGTTCGTTCATATGATTCTAATTGGTAGAGAACTTAAAATCCCTACATAATATCAGTAATATCGTTTTCTAACTTGAGGTAGCAGTTTGCACAGACTACTTTGGATTCATTGATTAGGTTTAGTACTTCTTTCCTAGAATCCTCGTTCAGACCTTTTCTCTTAGTTAGAGTACGGACTTTACCCTCATGGGGGTAGAATTGTAGACAGGCAGTTTCAGATTCACCACAGTATTCACAAGATTTAGGCCCAAGATATTCATTAACCCATATCTTTCTTGCCCGATAATTGCGTTTAGATACCTTCTTAATGGTATCTTTGTACTTTTGATAGAAGTCTGACATACATTTATTTATGTGTTACTGAGTCTATAAAAACCAAGTGTAGAATGTGTTTTTTATAAATATATTCGTAAGTTTGGAAATTTATATTAATGAATCCATAAAGGAGAAGAAGAATGGCATTTCAAGTATCCCCTGGCGTACTAGTCAGAGAGATTGATTTGACCAACATTGTTCCAGCAGTATCCACCTCTATCGGTGCGATGGCAGGCCAGTTTAACAAAGGCCCAGTCGGAGAAGTTATTGCAATTAGTACGGAACAAGAATTGGTCAGCAACTTTGGCTTACCAGACTCAAATAACTTTGAGACTTGGTTTACAGCCGCCAACTTCCTACAATACGGCAACGCATTAAGAATAGTACGAGCAGAAAAAGCTGGTATGAAAAATGCAGCAGTAGGAACGGCAGAACTACTTAAAAACGATAATGATTATGATGACCAAATCCTAAATGAAGGAACGCTTGGTTCTGGAAAAACATCAGTTGGTCAGTGGATTGCAAAAGAGCCTGGAACAGACGGTAATGCTTTAGGTGTATCAATCTGTGCAAACTCAGCAGGATTTGAAGAGACATTCAGTGGAAACGCTGGAACATTAGGTGTAACAACTGGAACACCAGCTGTTGGGGCAACTACTGTCGGTATCGACAATGGTGGTGGTTCTGCTGGTGCTGGTGGAGCAAAGTTCAATGTCGGTGACATTGTTCACTTCCAAGAAGCAGACGGACAACAGTACGAGGTTACTGCAATCTCAACAGACAATCTGACAATCAGACAACTAGACAATCCAAACGGTGGTGGACTTAAAACTGCCTTGACTGCGGCAACAAATGTTCGTAGACGTTGGAAGTTCTATGACCAAGTAGATGCTGCTCCAGGCACATCAACATGGGCAACAGGTAAAAACGTAACTAATGATGAAATCCACGTTGTTGTTTATGACACCGCTGGTGCTATCACAGGTTATGATGGTGATGTTGCTGGTGGAAGACCAAGTTCTGTGATTGAGATTTACTCTTTCCTATCACAGGCTTCAGATGCTAAAACTTCACAAGGTGGAACTAACTACTATGTTAGTGTCATCAACAATGCTTCAGCATATATCAGATGG